GTTCAGCGCAATGTTGAAAGAGCTAATCACAAATAATCCTGAATTTATGGGAGCAAGAGGGGACATGACCTTTTGGGTCTCTCCCTTGATTCTGGATGACTACGCAGACGAACTGATTGAACGTGGGACTCCGCTTGGTGATACGACTTTAGCTGAGGACAAGCCACTACGGTACAAGGGCATAAGGACTCTTGAAGTGATCTCAATGCCAGCAGAAACAGCACTTTTGACTATGAATGCCAATTTAGTCTGGGGTGTACGCAGGGACATGAAGATCGAGGAGGAACGACTACCGAAATATCGCAGAACTGATTTCGTAGTAACAGGCAGGATAGACTGCAACTACGAAGACGAGAGAGGCGCAGTGGTGGCAACTGATTATTCGGCAGCATGATCCTATGACGAAAGTACAGATCACCAACATCCACCCTAGGGGATATACGATTTCAAGGGTTGGCAAGGCATTCAAGAAGGGCGCTGTAACCGAATTGGAACTGCGCCCTAATCAAATCAAGGCATTACAAAGGGCTAGGTATCTAAAAGTTGAAATTGTGCAAGAGGGTATTACACAAGATACACAAATAGCCATATCCAAGGGGCGGGGCTGGTACCGGTATGAAGGAAAGAATGTCAGGAAAGCAGATTTACCTGACGGAACGATAATCGAGGAAAAAAAGGAGGAATAAAAACATGAATGGGACTTATTCGCCGAGGCTTGGTAGGGGTCTATCAGGTCTCACGAAGATGAAGACCTATATGGATGAGGTCTGGGAAGCAATCTCAACTAATCCTTATGGGACTCATTTCTATGTGAACCGATACACTGGGAACGATGAATATAACGGCCTGTCGGCGCAGAAGCCAAAGAAAACTCTTCAGGCTGCGATTGACCTATGCGAACCAGTAGATGCGAATATGTGGAATGGAGACATAATCCATGTCGCCAAAGGAACGCTGACAGTAACGGAAGCAGTGGAATTTAACGTTAGAGGTATAACCGTAATGGCTGACCAAGTGACAGCGCCATTCACGCTGGGTGAACCTCACTGTATCTACGGTTCTCACGATGACGGGCCTGCTGCAACAATTCTTGAACCTTGTAGGTTGATTGGTCTTGGATTCTGTGGCTCACAGGCTGCTGGACCTTCTTTGCTAATCGATTGTGAGGAACAGGGGTCGTGGCCCGGAGGATTCTCGCTGATAGATAGCTGTCGCTTTTCGCATTGGGGTATAGCAAAGGCGTACGCTGTGCAGATCAAGGGAACAGGGGACAATCAGATTCAGAACTGCTTGTTTGATGGGCTATGGACTGGATACACAGGGGCTGGAATCTATTGTGAAGATTCAGGGGCTTTGGGTATCTGGAATCTTGGGATACAGGGTAACCGCTTTATGAACATCGGAAGTGGAAAATACTGTATCGAGGTCAAGAGCGGATCACACCTAAGGCAATGTGTAATCACGGACAACGTGAACATAGGCTCAGCGCTGTTCTTCAAGTCAAACGCAAATGCAGGGGATGGCTTGATAGGTGGAAACTACACAGGGGGCGCAACGGACACAGCGTCCTATGACCGATCAGTAGCCCAACTCATAGCTCAAGGCTTTGACGTTGCAGGGAATCACTACTCGGAGGCCTAAACTATGCCTGAAAAAGAATCTACTAAACCTAAAGTGGAAGTAAAGCTCGAAGTGAGTAAGGCTGAAAAAGACGCAAAGCAGAAGCACATTGAAGCGCTGAAGAAAGGGTAGGGGTGATAACTCCGTGGCGTTCTATGGGGTTGCTGCTGACGTTAAGGTACTTACAGGAATCAAGTTTGGGGACTTAGGCCTTGCCTCAGACGTGGCGCTTACTACATGGATAGAAGCAAGGCTAACAGAGATTAAAACCCTCATAGACAAAGATCGTAACAGGTCTGACTGGACTGCTCAGGGATGGATTGAAGCCATAAACGGAATAGCTAATCGCTGGTGCGCTGCACAGATTAGTTTTGTGATGGCGCACAGGGATTCCCCCATTGTTAGGGTAGACGACTATGTTGTAAAAAGCCCAACCGATAACATTCCGGGAAAGGGAATACTAGCAGATTTAAGGCGATTTCCAAGGCGTGCTGATGTTGAGGCCACAAGAAATAGGTTCGTCTTTAGCATGGGGGTTGTTCCAACGTTTGAAGAGGATGAGGACGAAGATGATTGAGATACACGCTGAATTTCCACCTGAAGAACTTATGAAGATGGTTGCATCAGGGAAGCGTGCAATTCCTAGGGCGCTTCAACTCATGGCGACAGAGGTATGGGGTAACATAGGTCGAGAAGCACCAACAAATGAAGGTCGCCTTGCAGGCTCTTTTGAATTATTTAAGATAGACGAATTGACATGGCGCATAGCGACAGCAGTTGAATACGCTTCTTACGTCCACGAAGGAACTCCACCTCACGAAATAGTTCCACTTCATGCACAGGCCCTATTCTGGGAAGGGGCAGAGCATCCAGTTAAGCGTGTCAATCACCCCGGAACTCAGCCGAATCCTTTCATAGATCGTGCAATTGAAAGCGCTGGATTAAGAAGCGAAGAGTTCGCAAGAATGGCAATCGAGGAGATGACCTAAAAGGTAACCTAAAAGGTAACCTAAAAGGTAACCTAAAAGGTAAATAACGAGGTAACTAATGCCAGCAAAGATGAAAAGGGCAGAAGCAAAGAAGCAGATAAGGGCAGCAGTCTTAGCACTACTTAAAGCTGAACAGGTAGAGGGTGGCAGGTTAGAGAACATCAAGACTATCATCGAGGGTGAAAGGGTAAGGATGTCAAAGGACTATCCTCTCTTGGCAGTCGTCAGGGAATCAGAGGGGGTTCTACAAGAGCTAATCCACTTATCCTGTGAATATCAGTTGGCGCTGTTAGCAATCGTAGCGGATGATGACCCAACGGTAGGGGCGGATAAGGCAGAGGAGTTAGCAGATGAAGCAGTCTCTATAATCCTAAAAAAGAGGTCCTTAGGGCTTGCTTTCGTTAATCATGTGAAGCTTGTAAGGAGCATACCGGTCTCAGATGCTCACACCGATAGAAGAAAGGTTGGATCAATAGGGATAATACAGGTGACATATACAATATTACCTGAATAGAAATAATGGGGGTACAGAAACAATGGAAAGAATTAGGTATTTAGGATTGGGTGAAGAAACATCATATAATCAGGCTGAACCAGCAGAAGCAGTTCAGCACGTTGATATAGCCAATGCATCTCTTGACACACCTATGGACACAGAACTCGTCTACGCAGGTGGATTAGGCAGAGCGCCACGCACAAGGAGAGCGGGGTATTACAGCCCAAGTGGCAATTTCGCCTACGCATTTGACATCAAAACGATAGGGTGGTTGCTTAAGTGGGCGCTGGGGGGTTATGCTTACACCGCAGGGACAACTCCAGCAACGGCAGAAATTTCACAGCTATATTTAGGGGGGGCATCAGGTGGAACTTTTGTCCTAAGTGATGGGGAGGAAGTTACAGCGCCCCTTGCTTATGGTGCTGATGCTGCTACGATAGAGACTGCACTTGAAGGGTTGTATGGAGAAGGGTTGGTAACTGTTGAAGCTAATGGGGACTTTGACATAACCTTTGACGCAACACTTGAGCAAAGTGGTTTGGAAGCCTTCTTTGGAGAGCTTACAGGGGCTACCCTTCCAACGGTAACGGTAACAACGCCGTTCGTAGCATTGCTGAACCTTCACGAACTGTATGGAACCCACGGCACAGAATTAACCCCCTTCACTGCAAGGATAGGGAAAGATAACCTAGATGAAACTGATTTCGAGCATGTGATTTCAGGGTGCGTAATCTCTCAACTTGTCATAGAGGTCTCTGATGGCTTTGCTATGGCTACTGCTGACATCATAGGTGCAAAGGACAGCAAAGATACGATCAAAACAATAGCAGAACTGGTTCTACCAGACACCTATCCTCTTACGTTCGCAAGTTTAGGAATAGAGGTCGGCGAAGTGGATAAGTCAACCCTCATAAAATCTGCAACACTGACGATCAATAACAACGCAGATGCAGCCGCAGGAAGGAGTATAGGTAGCAGGCATTCACGCAGGGGGCTTGCAGGCGCAAGGGACATCACCTTCTCGATGAACCTATACTATGAGACCATAGACGAACTTGTGAGGCTGTGGGGTGGGGCAACAGGCCCTGACGCTGATGGTGCGACTGAGTTTCCGCTTATGCTCCTCTTCGATGCAGGGGATGACGGTTCACTGAGGGTAGATATACCTAAGGCGTGGTACACGGCGGTTCCAATTCAACCTTCAGGCAATGCAGAGATAGTTCCAACTTTGGCAGGGAAGTGCCTTGTAGATACGATAACCCTCGCAGATACGGTTACAGATGTTGACACTGAAATATTGGTCTCGCTGGAAAACGCCCAAGCGGAGATGGTGGTGGTAGAGTAATGCTAAAACTCACAAAAGCCGACATCTTGAAAGGCAAGGAAGCTATTCATGATGTGGAGATAAAAGCGTTAGGGGGTACGGTTAACCTCCGTCCCCTAACAGATGGGGAATGGTCTGAGGTTAAGGGATTATTGACTAAAGCCATATACCTTGAAATAGCGCCACATCTAAAAGCGGACAAGATCGAGGTTGATACTGCGAACCCAGAAGACCTAAAGAAGCAAGTGGAAAAAACACGCAAAAAGCTCGTTGAGATCACACCAAAGATAAACCTGATGGAATATGCTCTGGCTGAAAGGAAAGCGCATTGCTTGGCATCCTCCTATGGGCTATCGTGTAACGGTGAAAAGTGGACTGTCGAGGAAGTCAACGGATTGCCTCCGGGATCAGCAGATGAAATCACAGCAATAGTATTTGAGTTAAGCGGAGTATCTCTTGGGTCTGAGGAACTCTTAACATCCTTTCGCAAAAAGTGATGAAGGGCTGGAGATAGCGGCCCTATCTCAGCTTGGGATTCCGCTTGCACTGACTCAGGCTGAGATGACACCTGCGCAAAAGATAGTTTTATTCAGGGCGCTTGAGGAACTCTCCAAAAAGGTCAAGGCTACAGCAGATGGGAAAGGATCAGATATTAAGTCCAAGATCGCTAGTAGGAGGGCTACAAAGTAATGGCAATAATGGATGTTCTTATCAGGGCCACAGATAACGCAAGCGCCGTAATGGAAGACATTGGCCAAAAGGGTTCTAAATCTGCCAGTCTGCTCGAGGCGAACTGGAAAAAGGTAGGGGTTGCTGGTGTAGTAGCAGGCGTAGCTATTGAAGCTATGGCTCGGAAGCAAGCTCCACTTACAGAAGCTACTAAGCGATTGGCTGCATCTACTGATATGACCGAAGGGGAGGTCAGGGGCCTTGCCACTTCTATGACAAACGTTACTTTTCCAATGGAGGATGTCATAGGATTAATGGAACAGGGGAGGCAGCAGGGGTTAAAAACTGGTGCGGAATTAGAAAGGTATGCTAAATTTTGGGATATGGTAGGGGATGCTTCAGGAGAGGCTTCTACTGTTTTATCAGAGGGTGCTGTATCTCTAAGGGCCGTTGGAATTGAGGCTGACGATTCAGAGATGGCCTTATCAGCGTTTGGATTTATAACGCAAGAAACTTCTATGGAAATCAGTGAATTTCTAAGGCTTGTTGGGAGGGTATCCCCTGAGATGGGTGACATGGGCCTTTCGATAGACAACGTTGCTGCTCTATTGGGCGCAATGGAAGGTAAGGGGATGACTGCTAGGGTTGCACAAATGGAACTTCAGCAGGCAATGAGGTCGGCGAACGGCGACATGAATGTGATGTTAAAAACCTTAGGAATATCCTCTGACGAGTTTGCCACCTATACAAAAAAGGTGGAGGAATCTTCAGGGGTAATAGAGCGCAATGCAGAGATTCACGCAGAGTCATATACTGTGATGCAAAAACTACAATCTGAGGTAGAGAAACTTGCATACCAGTATGGAGAAACGATAGGCGCAGTTAGCTCATTCACACCCCTTATGATGGCAATAGGTCCAATAATGAAAGGAGTTGCGATTGCGCAAGCAATGGCCACAATGTCAATGGCAGGTTTTGGAATTGCATCCTTGACAGCACTAGCCCCGATCTTGTTGGTTATTGGTGCGATTGCGCTGTTGATTGCGGCAGGTTATCTTATCTACAAGAATTGGGATAAGATTTCTGCCTTCTTTTCAGATGC